AGATCCCACGGTGAGGTGGGCGGAACAACACTGGTTGACACGTCACCTGTTGCGATATACACGTTGTTGTTGTGCCGAACCAGAGAATGCTTGGAGTATGAGTTGCTGGCGGAGTAAGTGCCTTTCCAAGTGATCGCCTGACCTGCGGGGTCGGACGGTGCTTGGCCTGACACGGTGTAGCCGCCGGCTTGGGAGGAGAAGCCACTGTATTGGTACTGCGGAAGCAAAGCCCCGTAGTCCATCTGCAACAGTCCGTCCTGCTCTGCCACCCGCATGTAGAGCGGGCCTACGTCAATCTCTGCGAGTCTTTGGTTCAGACCCTCGTCTTCGTAGCCTTGAGCAAATGCCCGGCAGTACGCCGTCAGAAGGGACTCGCACCACGTCGGGACATCGATGATCGACGTGTCCGATGACGAAGTGGTGTACGTCGGGAAGGAGTAGAGATAGGTAACCCTCATGAAGTCCGTGTCTGCGGATGTCACTGTTGGGTAGACTTGGAGTTGCCATTTGGGAGCATTCTGTCCGTTGACCGATCCGGGGTGATGGAACACCGCAACGTAGTAAGCGTTGTTGCTACCGACAGTCGTGCGACGGTACAGGTTCAATCGGTCGGGGGTTGTCAGATCGACTGTGCTGTTAAGTTCGTCCGTCATGCGGACGGAGATCAGCGTATCGAAATCATCTGGCAGATCAAGAGTTGTAGCACTGGCAGAGGCTTGCACCACGGCATCATGCTTCTCCCTGAAACGCCACCGACGTGAGAATAGATAACGACCTGCGTCGTTGATTATGTCAATGATTCGCTGGTCTGAGGAAACCCCGTGCGTGCTGTCAAATGAAGGGTCGCCACCAATAGCCAAGCGAACCTGCTCTTTGAGGTTCTTCAGTTGCATAGGAAATCACTAAGGGGGCTTTCGCCCCCCCAGTGAGTGGAGATTGAATTACGCCTTGTTGAAAGCGAATCCGTTGAAGAGAACCTTGGTCAGGTTCGAGGTGGAACCAGCAGCAGTGTTAGCGGCAAGAGCCACTCCAAGAACAGCACCGTCAGCGTCGTTTGTGACGGTCTGCAATTGGCCTACATTAGAAACCGCATCAGCGACCAAAGTGTCGTTGAGTGCGATATCAGCAGTTCCGCCGTCGCACTGGGCATCTACAACACCGGAAAGGCACACTTTGCCGAGACTACCAGCGGTAATGTCTTCAAGAAGAATGCCATAAATACCGGGCTTGTTGTCTCCCTCAGCGGCAGCCACATCAGCGAAGTTGCAGAAACCAGAGGTGAGACCAGCATCGGTGTCATTGTCACTCACTGCACTGCCAGCGTTTGCAAGGTCAAGGACAACTACCTCGCCCTTGGTCACAGTGGCGGCGGTGCCGTTACGCAACGTAACGACGTACTGGTCGAGTTGAACGCCCCGTTGTGGAGCAATAGATGGAAGTCGAAAACTCATAAGTGGTTCCTTCCTTACGCGATTGCAACAGGTGCAACGATGCCTTGACGCTGGCGTGAACCACAGAAGAGGTTGTACCAAGTGTCGCAAGGCTGGACATAGGTGAATGGCTGATTCGGGTGCCGCATCACTTCATGCTTGACCATGTAGCGGTTGGCGTGGAAGAAGCCGTGAAGATAGTTAAAGTTGACGAAGTAGTACCGGGAACCCTTACAAATAGTGGCTGCTGCGTCTTCTGCGTCAGCACTGTTTGCGGTTGCACCCTTCTGACCAGCAACATTGTCATCCACGCTGGCCCCGGCTTCTGCGTCGTAAATCTTGGCAGTGTCGAGTTCAGAGCAGTACATCAACTCGATACCGGAGTAGGTAGGTGAGTTGTATGCTGGGTCTTGGTACGAAATCAACGTGTCGTTGGAGTCCCGAAGGATTCGCTTGAATTGGTTGATGCCGGCACGCGAGCAGAGAATGATCTGCCGGTTAAGGCTGGCATCCTCGAAGTATTGCGATTGAGTGCTTGGTGGGATGTATTGCAATCGCAAGAACATCTCATCAAACGCACCGACCAAGTCAAAGATGGTAGTGGTGCTGGACTCAAGAGCAGTCTCGTTGTAGTGCGAGTCATAGTTAGCAGGCTTCGATTGGGCACCGGAGTTAGCGGTTGCACCCTTGTTGTAGAAGACCACTTCGTTTGACCAGCGATGCTCGACGGTTGGATCAACACCCATCACAGTGCTGGAGTAGCCAAGAGGCCGTCCACCACGGAAGCGACCAGTGACGGCAGTAGCGTCAAAGCACTTCTCGGTAATGAACGAAGGAATGGACGATGGCAACTTGCCGTTGGCCCCTTCCATCTCAGTGGCGTTACCAAAGGTTGGACGGAAGAGGTCGGCTTCCATGCCATTCAGCATGGAGGTCATCATCCGCTGCTCTTTGATTCGCTTGAGCCGCTTGTACACAGCCTTGGCACCATCAGCCGACAGACCTTCACCGAAGTTCAATTCGATTTCAGCGTCAGTAAACGACATATGGTCAATAGCAAACCGCCAGTGTTGAGTGATCGTGTCGGTCACTTGTGGGTTTGACCAAGAGAACACTTCGTTTGGCTGGTAGTGTGCGTAAGTGCTGTTTTCATCAAACATGACAACGTCACGAATTTCGCTGCCACCTTGAACAGTTTTCTCATCGCCCTTGTCTTTCAAGAGTCGTGAGAAGCAATAAGTATTCTTCACTGCTTCGTTAACGACTTCCTCAGCGGAAGTCATGTAGGTTGGGCCTGTTGAGTTAACGAAGTCAACGAAGGTTTGGACTGGAGATCCCATGTCTTAAACCCTTTATGAGAACATTGCCTTTGCTTCGGTAGCAGACTTGCCAGCCATAATCGCGTCCAAGATTGCGTCTTCCTTCTGTGCGGGTGTCAATTCCTTCTTAGTTGAAGGAGTTGGTGCCGACGTTCGGACGGGCGTGGGTTGTGCCTTTACGGGTTGCTGAACCTTTTTCTCATCCATCTTGGACAGATCAGGTTCACCGTAAATATCACAGCACGCCACAAACATCATCTCTTCTACTGATTTAAACTTGCCCGGATGCTCTTCCGCTAAGGCTTGCATAGAAGTAGTAATTTTGTCCCGATCCAATTCCTTGTCAGACCAAATGGCCTGCATGTTGTTTTCAGATCGAGCCAATTCCGATGAAATTGTCATGTGCTGAACCTGTGCGAGTTGCTGCTGCAAATGAGCAGCCATCTCACGCAGTGGCTTGGCAGCGTCTTCGCCATACTTTGCTTCTACTGAAAGAAACGGATCTTCCGCAGAGGTGTCAGTTTCACTCTCCGCTTCCGGTTCCTTGCTTCCTTCTTCCAAAGCCTTGAGCCTAGAGCCAAACGAATCGACTTCCGCTTGCCTCTTGGCAGCATTGTCGGCCCATTCGGTAAGCCCTTGCATGTCGGACTCTTTCATTTGTGCAATGACCGAGTCTGGGACACCATCACGTTTCAGCACGCTGACGGCTTTTTCCACCGCATCACTATCGACCTGCGGGGTCTCTGGTTCAGCAGCAGGAGTTTCCTCCTTGGCTGGTTCGCTTCCTAACAAACGGTCAAGCACAGCATCGTCCGACTCGGTCGGGTTCGACGCACTTACCGCTTGAGAAGTAGGCTCCTCAGTTACGGGGGTTTCAGATTCGGGTTCAACGATATTGTTGTCCATTTCCATGGACTACATCGTACCATTTACTCTTTTGTGTAGCCGTGCTGGCTCATAATCTCTTTCTCATGATTCTGAGAAGTGATGATTGGCTTGCCTTGCTTGTTAAGGTCACACCCGTCTAGATTGCGGGGTAGAGCGTTGGACACGTATGGGTACTGGTGGGTCTTGCGGGCAATGCCACCGTCATCCAAATGGAACGAAGCGACACGTTGCATCTCGACACCATTCCGAACAATCCAGTTGCCAATGGACGGAGCAGTTCCCATTGGGAAATCTAACTCAATCTCAGCACCTTCTTTGGTCTTGAATAGGTAAGTCATGCTCCGGTCCTTGCGACAACGCTTCTCAGTGCTGCCGATATCTGTTGTTCGTTCTCATTACTGCCGCCGACTGGGTTTTCGCTGGGTGCAAGTTGAGAAACTCCACCACCACCACTGCCGGCAGGACCGATCATACCTTGTTGCATAGCCTCACCGGCCTTCTCAAGATCAATAATCGAACCAAGGCTTGGGATGTTCATTGTCTGACCCAACATTCCCATGACGGAAGGCCAGTCAACCCACGGTGCCTGCGCAAAGAGCGGGGCAATCTGCCCGATCAACGTAACCACTTCAATAGCACGACGTTGCAGAACCACCTCGGAGGTACGCTCCATGGAGAATGGGTCGATGGTCAACATGAGATCGTCGTAATCACCGTCAACATCACCACCAGTGAAGACTGGGTCTACTTCACCCAACTCCATCATGGCATCGCGGCCTAGCGGCAGGACAATCGTGTTGTCATTGAAGAAGTACCACATCACTGTGTGCAGCGAATCCTTCACTGCTTCGGCAAATTGCCGCTGGATGTGGGCCAAACGAACGGTGGCACCGGATTCTGCAACCGCAACTTCAGTAGCCGTCGCGTTACCAGAAAGGTTGCCACGCTGGGCATCATTGATGCCGGACTGTCTATCCAGTTTATCTGTTAGCAGGTTCTGATACTGCACGTGCTGGGCTGTAATGCCGCCCAACTCCATCGGCATGACCCGTTGAGTGTCCAAACCTTCAACCGGAATCACAAAGCGGTCGGGCATCTCCTTGATGTCGGTCGCCAACTTCTTGTTCTTAGCGTCAACCAGATAGATCCGCTTGTAGGACTGCCCGTTACTGACCAACTGTCGCAAAGATCCGTTGATCTCTTGGGTAAGTTGGTTCGTTGCAGTCAGGGGACTAAGGGGATACGGGTCTCCGGGGACATGGTAAATACCAAGAAGGGTGTACGGACCAGTTCGTGGCCCGTAGTAAGGCTGTGGTGACCTGACGTATCCGACGTAGGGTTCATCATCGGAAGAGGTGGGACCAGCAACAGCGAGCGTGTAGAGCATTCCGTGATGCTGTCCGTCGCTTTCGGCTTCTGATCCTGTGTTGGGGCACCAGATTTCATAGATGGCTACTTCATCTCTGTACTTACTTGTCTCTTGGTAAGTGCTTGTGCCATCATGCTTGTTCATGCCGGAGTTGCCGGCAAGTTCTTGGATAGCCTCCATATCGTATGTGTCATCGTTCTCGGCTGCGTCGATCAACTCTTCACGCAACATCGAGTAAGAGTGACCCATAAAGCGAGATTCGGTCCAGTGACCAGCCTTGGGGTCCATGAAGAAATGCTCTGGAGCGATCCGATACACCCG